GGATGAAACAGCACCCATAGAAAAAACCCTACCACTGAGTCAGGCAGTGATAGGGCTTATCTGATGGCTCATTTATTCAGGACTATTGCCATCTCTCGTTGGACCAAGTGATCCGTTCAAGAACTTTATCTTGTTTGAAACCGTTACATCTTCTGCACATGGATTGGAGGTTGCTGATGTCATGGTTCGGTGGGTCACTTGCGACCATGTGGTCGATTGTCCAATCGTTTCCCTCAAGGTCTTTGTTACATCTTGCACATATTGGTTCAAGTATTGTCTTTGCATAGGCTCTAGCCTTGTGCCATTCACTACTGCTATGCCAGTCAGCCATTGAGTTTCCTTATCTTAGCCATTTCTACATCTACTTGCAGGAACTGTTCATCGGTGGTGTAGATCGTTGGTTTAGTTACTAATTTAGCCTGGCTTAGTGTCTCATAGTTCAAGGTTAATACATGGCTGCGTTCATGGTTTACCATGACTAGGTAAGAGTCTGGTCTAATGAACTTCTGTTTACGAGCTGAAACATGGACTGTTCTGAATGGAAAGTGTGAGCCTTTCCAATGGTGTTTGACTTCTACCTCTACTGCTATTGCTTTACCTGTATTGTCTGTGCCGATTAGGTCTATGCCATAAGTGTCTGGATTGACCTCCATGTTGTAGCCATAACCTTTTAGCCATTGGATTACAAGTTCTTTAGCGTTGTCGTCAGCGTTGTACAGGTTGATGTCAAAGGGCTTCATTTAGAGTCTTTGTTCTGCTGTCTTAGATACTTTATGAGGTTTAGTTCTGCCTCTGTCAGTGGGATGCGAGATTTTTTGTATTTCGCTAGCAGAGCCTTGGTCTTTTTCCAATCACTCATGACAGTTTCCTTATCTCTGTTACTAATGCTTGTGCGGTGGCTGATTTGTTAGCCCAGAATGGTCCTGAACCTATGTTTAGAGATTGACTAAACCACAAGTTTTGATGTGTCTGAATTAGTTCTATTACTTCTTTTATGGCATCTGATCTAGCGATTTTTGCTTTAGCCTCACCTAAGTCTTGTAAGTAAGCTCTGGTCATTACTAGATTGTCTTTCTCTGTTTCTCTGCATTTGCAGGTTGTCATAACTATTCCTCCTCTTAGTTTTCGCAATTTAGGATGGCTTGTTCTTCTGATGCGTGTAAGTCCCAGCAGTTTGGTTGTTCATAAGCCCAGAAGATTAGTCCACCTATCATGATGGCGAGCATGGCGAATGCTGTGCAAACTACATAAACCGTCTGTCTCAAACTAATCATTTTGTTCCTCTCCAGTAATTTTGCTGATGATTCTTTGAACTGTTCCTGCTCCTGATGAACCTCGCTTGTGAAGTGTTAGTTCTGCGTTGAGGATTTCTAGGATTCTTCTGCCCTCTGTTTCAAGTCCTAGCTTGAATGCAGCGTTGGCTATGATTGCAGCCTTTTCAGCGACTTGTTCTTGATGCGTTTTGCTCATTTCATGTGACATTAGATTTTCCTCCAGATTCTTGCTGTTCTTCCTGCTTGGGTTTGTATTGTTCCAACTACCTGGACTAGACCGAGACGATGTAGTTGTGATCTATGTGTTCTGATGTTTTGGTCTGTGGTGGTTGGTGCTTGTCCGATGTAAGACAAGTTTCGGTATGCGTCACAAAGTTCAGGGTCAGTCATAGGAGATAGTTCCAAGAGTTTCAGGATTACTGTCTTGACTGTGATTCTGTGGTCGATTGCGTATTTAGCCGCTTTGAGTTGGCTCATCGCTTGTCCCTGTATCCAATTAGTGCAGCGTATAGCCAGACTGCGACTAGAACGCCTAGTAGTGGTACACCGTATTTTGGTTGCTCTGCTACTAGATCTACTAGCTGAACGAATCCTAGAAGTGCCATTACTGTGACTAAGAATGTTAATGCTTTTTGCATGATTTCCTCTCATGTTTTACAGCTGTTGGTTTGCTGTATTTAGATACTAATACCTAGCGCTGACATTTAGGGAGTGTGTCGAGAGTATTTGTTACTGTTTTGTTACATCATCCAAATCGTCGTTGTAAGGGTCGTACAGGGCTTGAAACCCTAAAGCGACCTGACTATCGGATAGGACCTGAAAAGGGCTAGACGGGGCTTCTAAGGGCTTATCTGAGTGTTTGTGTGTCTTACGCCAGTTCTTGACCAAGATAACAGCATCTCGGTCGTCTGTTTCAAACTCCGCTCCACAAGAACACACTTCACGAATCATGGTTTTGGATGCAGAACTATCTCAACGCCATTCTCACTTGGATCACTAGCGTAAACCTTGTCAGCGATGATGGAAACGATTTGCCCGTCATTGGATAGCACACCAGAAGATTGAAGAGAGTCTCCAACTCCTCTGATGAGCTTGTCCAAGTCTGGTGCTGTATTCGGGTATTTGCGTGAAACCGATTTAGGTCTAGGCATAAAAAATGTCATGTGAACTTCTACTGGTCCGAGCATCGGAACGTGGTGTTCCATCGCAGCAACCTTGCATGCCATGTGAACTGAATCTCTCCAGCCTGGCAACTTCTTAGAAGACTCCCACATCACTACATGCCCATTGACTACTCTGGCAGTCTTTGAACCTTGTGGTGCTGGGTCACCGTATACCCGAATCTTCATTAGAACGGAGGGTTCTCTGTGAACTCGTTGATTGGCTTAGGTGGTAGTGGTACAGCGTGTTGATCTACTTTGTAAGTGACATTGTTCAAGCTGTGCTCAACTACCTGATAAGTCTGTCCATCCTTTTCGAATGAACCTGCCTTAGTGCCTAGGTCTCCAACGAATGAAACGATGTCGTCTTTGTTGATTGAACTAGCTGCATCCAACCACATAGTCCATTGACGCTTTTTTGTTATTTGCTCGCCTTTGACTGTGATGATGAATGTCTCCCAGCCAGAGATAACTCTGCCCTTGTAATCGCCATTTTCAGCGACCTTTGAAACAGTGATTTGTACTTGTACTCTTGCCATGTTATCCACAGCCTCTCTCTTAATAATTTCTGTTGTTTTTATATTGTTTTTTATATTGTTTATTAGGTGACATTAGTGTCATGGTTTCATGTCATAGATGTCATGGTTTCTTACCTTAGATGTCACCGTTTAATACCTTGGATGTCACGTGTGTCGAAGTTATCCACAACCTCGAACTTTGGTACATAATCGTCAAAAGCACGGTGCCAAGGACCACCAGCACAATCTTCTGGACATGGAACATTTATCCAGTAACGATTAGTTTTTTGACCACCATAACTTCTACCGTTATGACGATCTATATCCAGTTCGCCAGACTCTTCAAGCACAGCTAGTGCTCTTATTACCTGACGTTCTGAAACTCCTGCATACATAGCAAGTCTTGGAATAGACGGCCATGCACCTCCACCAGTTTCATCTTCATGCCAGGCAATACCCAAAAGAACTAACTTTGGGGTTCCAGACATGTGTGAATGATGGAAAACACTAGCGACACTCGCTGCACTCATTTGACTCTTCCTCTCGATGTTGTAAGTATCTTATCGGGACAGTTGGTTGTCCCTGTACGCTTTATAGAGCGTAGCCCTGTTCTGGTTGTTCTTCCTCTCCGACTAGAGCAGGGCATTTCTATTTCTTTAAACCTTTAGCCAACTCTTCAATCTGTGTAAGCATTTCAGGGGTCACGCCTCTAGTAGCCTTAGCACGCTTGTAAACGCCTCGTAGAGCCTCGATGTCTCCCTTTTCGAACTCTAGGTGGGCTAAAGCAAGAAAGTCGTCAGATTGGCTTACAGGGGCTTTATGCTGAACTTCTTGTCTGCTAGCAATACGCTTACCACCGTCAGCAACTAGAACAGCGATGATGGCTCTTCCCCAAGCTGAGGTCTCTACGTTCTGAACTTCCGAATCACGGGTAAAATTACTTTTACCAGGAACAGGTTCCCAAGCAGTGCCATGCCCAGGAGTAATATCGTCAGCAGTCCGATAAGCAGCAGCAGTATAAACAACCCAACTCTTACCAGCAAACTCAATGAATTGAAGTGAGACTTGTTGTAATGATCCATTAGGATACTTCTCTCTAAAGGTGCGGATGCGTTCTGCCACATCCACATAATCGTTCATGAAACTCATTGTTATCCTCTCTTGAAAACAATAAATGGTGCACCAGAACCTCTGGCTTGTAACGATACGACCTTATCACCTTGATAAAGACCTACTTTCACCCCATCCATGAGGTGTAAGACTTTAGATTTTAGCAGCGTGAACTGCTGTTCTGTTTCTTCGGATAATTCTTTTGCTCTGATTAGTTGCGGATACAATTCGCCTAGCTCAATGTCACCATCATGTATAGATTCTGACAAATATCGAACAGTTTCGTATGTGGAGTTAGAGCCATCCCAGTCAGGTGGACTCAATCTCTCAATGCAATGTAAAAACTCGTAAGCCTTATCGACTAGCTTTTGAGCGTAATCAGCGTCGTAGTCAATTTCATGCTCAACCATTTCACCATTAGCCACAGCTACAAGAATGCCTTTTCTCAAACCTAAGACATGCATGTACCACATCACCTGGTCTTTATAGTGAGGAGGTAATTCATTCATCGGGTTACGAGAGAACTTGATTTCTAGAACGCCTAGTGATCCATCAACCCATTCAATAAAAGCATCAGGGTTAGCCTTGAAACGAGGTTCAGAGGCACTAGCCCAAGTGCCTGTGTTATGTGCTTTTAGCCAGTCTTTATTCTCTTCAACCCAAAGGTCTTGAATAGGTTGCTCAAAGACGGTACCTAGTTTCATAGCCATAGATGGACCATTAGAGTCTCTAGGTAATTCCCCGATAGCTTCGTAATAGGCAGTGTATGCAGAACGCCAAGGGTTATGACCCATGAGAGTTCCTACAAGTGAACCTGCAACACCTTTACGAGCTTCATGCCAGTCTTCGGAGGCGTGTTCAAAGTAGCCAAGTAATTTGGCAGAGCCAAGTGATTCTATTTGTTGGTCAATAGACATATCTAAAGCATAGTGCTCTAGTCTGACTTCTTCTTCTTTGTCTCGCTAGACACGGATTCAATTGCTTTGTTGATTGCCTGATTGAAGTCTTCATCTGGAACAGATGCCTTGCCAGCATAAGTGAATAGAAGTGTTGCTAGAAGACCTAGAACTGCTCCTACTGCACCGAATGCAGCTGATTGAATGGCAGAGATTCCAAAGACGTTTCCAGCACCCATGAATGCGATACCAGTCGCTAATGCGAATGCTCCAATACGGAGACTTCTTGTGATCCAATACTTCATTATTTTTGTCCAATCTTTGGTAGCCATAGAAGAGGGTCTTCTACTGGTGAGGTTGCTAAATGTTCGGCTTTACCACACATAAAGTGAAGATGTGCTCCAGAGGTTGCTGAACCAGAGTTGCCAGACTTCCCGATGATGTCGCCCTGCTTTACTTTGTCCCCAACTTTTACCTCAGCTTTGTCAAGGTGGCAATAAGCGAAAATACGAACCTTTTCGGCTGTAGCATAAGTTCTCAATTCAACAACCCAACCCAGAACCTTTGATTCGTAAACGCCAACAATAGTTCCCTTACCAACAGCCTTTAGCGGTGTCCCACGCTTTACAGCGTAATCAACGCCTCGATGTGGACCTAAACCTAGAGACTTACGAAGCTCTGAATGTGTGCCAAAAGTGTCTGAGATGGTGGCAGGTGAAACTGGATGTAAAAGAGTAGTCATTATACCTCGCTAGTTATGTAAGTCCCAGAGACATGAAAATTGTCTGCGGTAGTCAAAGTTACTGGGTCAGTTCCAGTGAAGTTTACTTGAAAAGTTCTGTTCCCTTGATTATCCAAAGTCTGTAAATACATTCTTTTTTCGCCAGCATATACATGCCCGAAGATAGGGTATTCAACGCCAGTACTTATGTCATGTAAACATCCAGATGAGAACTGATACCCATACTTTGAAGTAAAAGGCAAGTCCATGTAATACTGTCCAGTTCCAAAAGATGTAATGTTGTCCATGTCCACTTGAATCTGAAAATGAACTTGCGCACCGAGCTTGGTGTAACTACCAGAGAATAATGGAGATCCTGAGAATGTAGGTTGAGTTCCAGAAGTGCCACCAACGATGGTGTAAGCAGTATCAACTAAACCAGTAGCATCACCTGGCAAACCTTGTGGACCCTGTGGACCCTGAGCACCTCTAGCGAAATAAACCTCAGCGTAAATTGAATCTGGAATAACTACTTTTACAATCATTTTACAATTTCTGGTGTTACCTCAACTTGACCCCTGGCAAGGGTAAGCACCTTGAGAGTCGCAGTTTCAGTCAATTCAATAGCCCAAACATAGTCAGTCTTAGTCAAAAGCGAAGTCTGAGCTGGAGTCAAAGAAAAGGCTACTGAGTTAGCAGTAGTGTTCACAGTAGGGACAATGTCGATAATTGCAGTAGTAGATGGATTCTCTCTAATTTGCAATTTTGCTGTCCAACCAGTCAGCTGGAAAGGCGCTCCAACACTGTCAGTAGGGTAGAACTCGCAATCACCAGCAACGCTAGGGAAAGTGCTACCAGCAAGGATGACCAAGTCAAACCTGCCATCAGTAATAGTGAATGTCTCACTCAAGGTCTTCTACAACTTCCTCGACCAAAACTTCTTCTACAACTTCTTCAACCAAAACTTCTTCAATTCGTTCAATATCTGTGACTACTTTTTCAACAACAGGTGCGACATAACCTGTCTCTAATGCAGCGTAGTGATCTATACCCCAAGAGGTAGTTACCTTTGGTGCCAATACTGGTTCTTTAGCCATTATTTATCCTTTACTAATTTATCGAAAGCAGACTTTAGTCTGGTGTATTCCTTGTGTAAGTTTAGATACTTATCACGCCATTGGTCCAGTTCCTGTTTCAGCGTGGCGAGTTCATCCCTCAACTCTTTGTTATTAGCCAGCATCTCAGCTCGCAACTTTTCCTCCAGGCTAATCGACTGAAATCTTCGGTTAGTTAGATACTTGAAAAGACTGGACATAGTGGTTCCCCCAAGGATGCCTCCCAAAACATAAACCAAAGTCTCAATAGGCATTAGATTGCTCTCCAGAGTCCGATGTTCATTTCCCAATGCTGTGGAGTAATAACATGGTTGATTCTGCTGATAAGCGAAACTACCTGTAATGCTGGTAATGGATCCTGAGCGAACTCAACCTGTAAAGTATCTCCCACTTCGAAATTAGCGATAGTACCAGCAACCCCATCATCTCTGATAACTGGGACTGTTACCCCATAGACTTGTTTGATAGAAGCAGCGTTAGCGATACGACTAGCAAGGTTAGCAAAAGTTGTAGGTCCAGCAGCCGAATCAAAGTGAACCTCAAAATCATCTGCTCTCTCACCATTAGCTGCGATTGAACCTGGAAAAGAAGCCACAGTTCTAGTACCACCAAGAATGTCTACTACGACAGCCTTGTTTACAAGAATGTCGGAATCATAGTTCAAGTTAATGCTGTCTAAGCAGTAATGATTGGCACTTATTGTTGTCAAGTTTTGTAGTTTAGCGTTGTCTATCCACATGACACCTGGACCGTCAGCAGTCTTATTTCCTACTGCATAAAAGTTCATTCTCACAGTTCCAGTAGGTGCGACTCCTGTAACGCTAACCTCAGTCCAGTTAGTCTCGTTTACAGGAAAACTTGGGCCAATAAGGCTACTTATCACGCCACCACCTGAGTTTATGAAATCTAGTTGAATTAAAGATGTGCTTGTGTTAGTTAGAGCTTTGACATAAACAGATCCTTTGACTTTGTCTAAAGCACTAAAAGTCATGGTAGAGGTATTGGCAGCTGAATAAGGCAAACTTCTGCGAGAGGTCTGCTCAAGCATAAAGTTATCCCAACCAGATTCTTCATAACCACCAAAAGCGTTTACAGTAAATCCAACTACTTCTGCCCTAGTAGTTCCAGCTGGGGCTGTAGCACTAAAAGCTATTTCTTTCCATGAACTATTAGATGATGCGAAACCTGGACCACCACTTTGTGAGATAAAAGTGCCACCGTTATACCAGTTGATTGCAACGTTTACACTCGTATTAAAATAAGTGATATTTCTGGCCGAAACTGTATAACTTACTCCAGCTGTAAGAGGCAAAGAAAATCCAGTATTACTCGTAATGTATAGAGCACCAACTGCTGTTCCTGGTGGAGATGATGTCATCATAAAACCCGTGCCAGAGTAAGGTCCTATTGGTCCACCACTTTGTCTATTGAATGATGTTGCTCTAGCCATACCAGTAGTTCCAAATCCAGACCAGCCAGTCACATTTGTTTCAAAGAATGAGTTAGTCACATAGTTTGTGGAAACATTCATGCTTGCAACACCGTTATAAAAAGTAGATGTGTCTCTAGCTAAAACAACGCTTGTCCCTGAACTCCAATTAGTTGTGTTTGTTTCAAAAGTTCCATTATTCATTTTGTCTGTGTAATGAACATTAGAGACAGTAGGGTTCGCAGAGTTAAAAGTCACAGCCTTTTTAGCGTCAATGTCACCTCTAGCCATATATTTGACGTTATTAGGAACAGCCTTGTCACACCAAAACCAGCCGAGTTCAGCATCAGTAAACCTTTTAAAGATTTCTCCCGATGGTCTGTTCAACCAAGTATCGGCTCTTTGAGTTGTAGCAAAAGCACCAGCACCCACAGCAGTCAATGAAACACCAGCGGGAGAGAATGTGCTTGCAGAAGATAAAGCCCCAATCAAGTTAGACATAGAGTTTCGATAAGACCTTTGAGCGACTGTGCCAGTAATGCTAAAGCTAGGCAAAATAGCGTTCATGCAGTAACGCATAACATCGTTAGCCACAATAGTTATTTCCAACGATCCAGATTCGTTGATGTAACCCATAGAGATGTTTTGAATGTAGCCAGAATAAATGATGTTGTATGTGCTTGGAGCAGTATCAGGGTTTGGTTTGTATCGAATGTCGAATAGGTCTCCAGCTTTATAGCCTGGATTGTTCAAGAAGTCGGAAAGACTTTGCTTGACCATTCGAACAGTAGCTGTACCCACAGAGCCAGAAGCGAAAACTCCTTGCTCAATGTCCACTCCCCTGTCAATGTCTATCTCAAAAGAGTCAGCGACAATGTCTACATAGGCGGATAAAGACTGGTTGAAGTATCTGATGGATAAGTCTCTGTTGATTTCAAAGATGTCGTTAGGCATTAGTTAACCAAATACTTTCGACCCGACTTCTTTTCTAAAAGTTTGATTTCACGGATGATGTCGCTAGCACTAATAGTTGCTTTGTTGATGTTGATTTCATAAGTAGCGTTACTAGCAAGAGCTTGCTGTCCCTCAGTCTGTATTCCTGTGTTGTAAAGTGATCCACGAAGTTTTAGAATCTCACCCAACTTGCCTGACGACAATAGTCCCTGAGCCACAATGTTTCCCTGTGCTGGACCCATGGCTGTAAGTTCACCAATCAAAGACTGGTCTGCACCCTGTTTACGCAACTTAGCAAGATTCTGTGCAAAACCCTTAGACGCTGCAACAACACGCTTCATCTTGGCAATAAGGACATCCACGTTGAACACGCTGTATTCATCTTCACCAAAAGTTCCAAAAGCAAGTCCAATGCTGTCTCTAAAAGATTTCGCATTCTTGCTGATATCTACCGCACCCTTTTTGAGACCTGTACCAACCGCTTTAGCAACCGCCTTGATACTGCCTTTTATCTTAAATGAAGCTTTAGCCTCATAAGCCTTGCTCCAAGCATCCTGAGCCTTTTTAGCCTGAAACTCCCAGTAAGTCATACCGTTTAGATCTGATGCCTTTATCTTGCCAACAGCGTTTTCAGATTCTTCACCAGCCTCCACAAAAGCAGCTGCAACAGTTCCAAGAGCAACAGCCAAAGCACCTAGACCAGTTGAAATTAAAGCAATTCTGGCTAGTTTTAGAGCTGTAACTACTTTGAGAACTCCTAGTTCACCAAGTCTGACGACACTATTGAATGCGATAAACCCTAGTTTCAAAGACAATACAACAGCAATCATTCCTTTTACCAAAGTGATGTTCTTGATTAGGAATGAACCTACATCTCCAACAGCCTTGCCAAGAGATACAAAAGCATCCACAAGTTCTTGGACATTCTTTTGACCTACTGGACTAGCTAGATAAGCCGAGAACTCCTCTAATGCTGGTAGCAAAGCCATGCCAACAGTTTCCTGAATGTCAGCAAAGATAACTTCAAGTCTCTTGTATGGATCTAAGTTTGCAGCAGTTTCAGCTGAACCAGCGAATTGGACTTTTAGTTGCTCCATAAAGTCTGAGCCAGTTTTGATGCTAGGCAGTAGTTTTCTTAGAGATGCGGTGTTACCGTTGAATGCTTTAGCCATAGCGTTAGTAACTGTGCTTAGGTCTTTACCTGTACCAGCAGATACATCTAAAGCAACATCTAGGACTTCTTGTCCCTTAGTCAAAGAGCCTGTCGCTCTAACAGCAGTAGCAAGAGCAGGTCTCAGTTCATCATCTAAAACAGAAGTCTGTAACTGAGTAGACTTTATATACTTCTCTGCTCCAGCAATAGCCTCAGAGGTTGCACCAACTGTGTTCTTTAGAGCAGTAGCAAGTAGACCTTGAGACTTTACATCTTCGGAGGCAGCCTTAGTAGCGTTCTTTAGGCCCTGTGTAAGTGCAGCTAACCCGATACCTAAACCAACTGCACCCAAAGACCTGTTGATACTGTTACCGACATTCTTAGCGGTAGCACCCAACTTCTTTAGGTCTCTAGAAGCAACAGCAGTAGTTTTGGATAGCTGATTCTGACCTATGAAATTGACTCTTAGGTTAGTTGCCATTACTGCGATCCTTTGTCCTTTAGTGCATCTATCACAGCCTGGTATTCTCGCAAAGTCATGTTCCTTACCTCAGTAAGACTTAGACCTGCATGAACAACCATGAACGCTACACGTTCGGCTGCAACATCAGCAATTACTCTTTTGGGTCAGAGTCCCCTGCAAACAAGCTGTTAGCCTCAGTCATTGAGATGTTTCCTGCTTGTTCCAAAGTAAACTCTGGGTCAATTCTTTTTTTCATAATGAAGATAATTGCTTTCATAGCCTTACCCTTGGCTTGTCCAGCATCTAAAATCTGGTCAATACTGTTGCCAGTGATAAGTTCAATCTGCTCAACTTCATTAAGTGTTAGTGATTCGAAATCAAATGTCTGGTTGGTCATTATTTGCTCCCTGGTAGTTTGTTTATGTAATCCTGCATCAAGCGTTCATACGTTTTGAATATTTCCTCTTTAGTGTATCCCAAAGCCTCGCTAAAGAACGGTTGTGGCTTGATACCTCTATAAGTGCCTGGCTTAAGATTGCTCTTAGTTTGAGAACCTACAACTAGCCATCCCCAGTGAATAGGGTTAGCGTATGGAACTCTTGTGCCTGATACCTCTGCACCACCACCATTGAGAAGTCTTAACGGTCTAGCAGCGGACCTAAGTGCACCTGTTTTGACTGGAATCAACGGTCTAGCCCTGTCCACAAGAATAAGACCAGCTTGATAGCCAGCATCCTTGATAACAGAAGTATCAGCACCGAGTTCCCTCATAGCCTTTAAAGCTAGACGGAGGTCACCCTTGTCAATTCCAGTCTCCACAGGAAACTTAATTAAGCAGCTGTTTTTACAGTTAGACCGTAGTAAACAGGAGGAGTAGTTCCAGGTGTGTGAACAGCAGCCTTTACAGTAAGAGCCACAGAGAACTTAACGATCTCGTTGCTTGTTAGTGATAGAGGTGGAAGCTGGTCAAATACAACAGTACCTGTGTAAATAGGGCTTGAAGCAGTTCCAACAGCGTTACCCTGAGGTGCTACTGTGAATGCTACTTCGGTGCCGAAGTTAGTCCATAGAACACGGTAAAGGCTAGTAGCGTCTCCGCTAGTAACACCCTCAAGGTTCAAGGTCCATTGACCACCTGCTCTGACCTCACAGAATGTCTGAACATCGCCTGGAGCATCGTCTAGGGTAAGTTCAACCATGTTAGCGTCACAGCTGTATTCGGTTGTTCCAATAAGGAACTTGATGTTTTGTGCTTTGATTCTGGTTGATGTAGGCATCAGTTTTCTTTCTTTAGAGAGTTATTGTTAAATCGAGGTTTAGATCACATGCAAGATACTCAGCGTTATTTGCAGCCAATCTGTATGGAGTGTTTACAGAGTTTAGAATCACATAACCGAAGCCAGTAATCGCTGAAACAGTATTGGCAATAAGTTCATCCAAAGCCTCAGTAGCCTCTTCATTAGTAGCAGTACTTGCTACCAAAGTGACGTTTAGACCTAGACGGTATTCTCGACCAACAGTCTCAGCTACAAGATAAGGGCTACCAGAAGTGACAATAACAATAGGTGGTGTAATACGTTCTGGAACATAGTCCAAAACATCCAGCCCTGCATTCTGTAAGTCGAGAGCAAACTCGGCTTTAGATGCTGTTATCTCATTACTCATAGACCTGGACCTGTAAACGGTAGGAGCATTTCTCTTGCTGCATTCATTGGATCCTTAGCAATACGAACCGCAGTACCAAGGTCAGCGAACTGAGCCACACCATTAGGTGCAGACCTGCGATGGAACAGTTCAGAAGCACATGAGAGGACAGCAGAATCTAGTACATCAGTAGGTACACGACCTGAACCAACGAACTTCGCAACCATCTGATTAGCAGACGCTAAACAAGAGTCCACGAAACTAGAGACTTCTTTAGTCCCAACATACGCTCTGAACTGCTCCACCGTTACAGCCATGAGTTATTAGGCTCCAGTGTTTAGCTTGACGATTGCACCCTCAAACGGAACAGCGATTGCTGCGTAACCGTAGACAGAGAATGTGTCCTGAAGCTTAGTTACATCAGAAGTGCTTAGGCGTGTAGGTGCACCAGCAGATTCGTATGTAGTTAGAGCTGAAGAGTGAGCCATGTAAGCAGTCTTAGCGTCTAGAGCAGGGTCTACAACAATTGGGAGACCAAGGATTGAACCCTGAAGTCCTGGAATGTTTGCTCCACCAATGTTGTTTACGCCATCGCCAACCTGAGTTACAACTGGACGACCAGCAGTATCAACGATTGAAACAAGACGCTTGTAAGCAGTTACACCAGCAACGATGAACTGTGGAGATAGACCAGTTGCGTTGTAGATGTAAGCAGCACCATCAGCGATTCCACCCATAACAGCAGCAGCAGTTAGAGCAGATAGATCTAGAGTCTTACCAGTCCAAGTTAGACCTGCAAGAACAGCAACGAACTCAGCGTTCATCTTCTTTGCGTAAGCAAGAGACATCGCCTGGAATGCTACGTCAAGGTAGTTTACAGTTGAACGCTCAATAGCCTGCTTTGAGATGTTTGTGTAACCACCGTAAGTGTTTACTGCAACTGAAACAGTTGATAGAGCAACATCGCCAGTAGATAGAGCTGTGTTCTCTGTGGTCTGCTTGCCAATAGCGATGGTGTTTGTGTTCACCTTTGCGTATTCGATTGTTAGACCTGTCGCTGGAAGTGCAGCAATAGAGAATGCGTTTAGAGTTGGACGACCTGAGTTGATTAGGTTGTTGATGTATCCTACGAATGCAGGACGTAGTGCAGCATCAGCAGAAGTTGCTCTGAATAGTTCAACAGCGTCGCTGTCTCCAGATACAAGTGCCTTAGCGTATTCACCCTGAGAACGGAACTTAGTCTCAGCAGCAGATATTGCGATTGTAGGAGTCTTTACTAGGTCAAGTTCTCTGCGGATTTCAGCCACTTCATCTTGAACAGCACGGACATCCATTTCCATGTTTTCAGACATGATGGTTTCCTTTGTTTGGATTGAATCCGCTACCACCTCGGCAACGGTTTGTTCTTCCTGACGAACCTCAGAGACCGAAGCCCCTGCGAACGCTGGAAAACTTACGAGTGAGACTTCTTTTAAGTCCACTAGGGTACGAGTAACTAAGTCACCGTCTCTGGTCTGCTCAACAGCCATAAAGCCAACGCTGAACTTGTTAATAACACCATCTCTCAAAAGTGTGTACGCTTCTTGACCTCTAGGAGTGTCAGAGATCATCGCACGAATCTCAAAACCCTCTTCGGTATCTCTACCCTCAAGAATCTTGCCGATTGGCTCTGAGTGTTGCCAGAAGAGTTTTACATCTTCAACTGAACGAATTGCACCTGGCACGAATTGCTCACGATACATTCCAGCGATGTCTGCGACCTGACCATAAGGAACAGCCAGTCCAACTACTTCTCTAGTGTCAGCTTCAAGTCTTACTTCAAAACTTCTAGTTTCTAATTCGGTCATTCTAGACCCTCTTTTCTTCTTACTTCTTCGGTTGTCATAAAGCCAGCACGAATCGCTGTCTCATACATGTTGAAACGGTTAGCCATGTCAGCACGGAAAAGTCCCTCAAAGTTGAACTCAACCCTTGTGCCTCTAGGCAGACATTCTGATAAAGCGTCAGAGATAGCATCGGTGTAAGCCATGATTGTGTGACGATAGAAGACCTGATTCTCGTCTTGCAAGTTTGTGTAAGTATCTGATGATCCATCAACGCCAGTTAGTAGCAGTCTTGCTGGAATACCAAATAGACGAGCAATAGCCTGAACCTGCTGAACCTGCACATCAGTAAACATGGCATCTCTAGGGTTTAGCTGAACAGTCTGCCACTCAAAGCCCTGACCAAGAACAGCGACCTTACGCTCAGACTGCTTTGCATGCCATCTTTCAGTAATCTCATTAGCATCTTCAGCACCAATAGGCTTATCAGTCTTTAGGATGCCTGTCGGAATACCTGCCTGACCGAACCAGTTAGCAGCGAAGTTACGAAGTTCTAATGCAGCTGAGATGTCTTTGTTGCAAGAATCAATAGGACCTAAACCTCTCAGGTATCCAACTCTGCTAAATAGTTTTAGGTGTTGCATGTCAGTAGTTGTAGTTGCTACTGGAGTGTCCTGATTGACTTGGTAGTCATAGTGTTTGATGCCATTTACTAGACGAATAGTTACAGCGTTAGCTGGGACCAAAGTTAGGTTATTTACCTGACCGTTAGATCCATAAGACTTTAGCCAGAATGCGTTGCCATCCAAAGCCATAGATACGACAGTCTGAAACAAGAAGTCTCTTTTGCTGTCTAAGAAGTTTGGCTTATTTACAAGAATAGGATTCTCAACTGGAACCTCAAGACCTGTCGCATAGCGGAAAGTCTGCATAGGCATTTTGCTAATAGGTGTAGCAATAATCTGAATAGACCTATAAACAGCGGTTAGAGTCAAAGCCTCATTTACACCCACAGAGTAGTCAGAACGGGTAGGCCAAATTGGAGTAGCCGAACGAGTTTCACGTTCTCTACCCAAAAGTCTGTCAAATATATTTGCCATCTATCGAGAACGTATAGCACTAATTACAAAAAGTCAAAAAACTTGTAATCCAACTTCTCGGTGTGTCGCAGCAACATAAAGACCCATGATGGTTGCCATCAGAGCATCCACATCACCTAAAGATTCTTTACGACTAATCAACCAAGTCTCACCTGTGTATTTAGCGATACCCTTTGGACTTTGAAGTTGCAGAAGTGGATCGTTGCGATGCTTGACCTGACCAGTAGAGAACATGGCATAAACAGTTGAGCAAGCAGAACTAATCTCTTTAGTCCATAACTGCCAGACTGGTAGACCGTCTTGTTTTAGAAGTTTAGCAAGATTAGGTAATTGGCGGTCATCAACAGCGATAGCCGAAATGCCTCCCCTGGAGTACAGTTCCTTAAGTCTGTTGTAAAGAACTCTCTCAGTAGCACCAGCGTAAGTAGCAACCAACTCAGTTTCAAAAGTACCATCCTCAGTCTTACGAGCAGCTGCAATAGTTGCAAACTCCCAGTTCTTAGTTCTATCCACAGACAAGACAACATCTTCCTGTTTTGTAATTCCATCTCCACTAGCTCTGGCAAATAGTTCTGATGCAATCCAAGAATTAGCAGTTCCAGCGATGAACTGGTTTAGACGATAGCGACGAGCCTCATGCTCAGGGATGCTTCTGATGTCTGAAAGCACAGTATTTAAGTCCAGTCTGCCAGCGTCAATACTAGGATTAGCCATCTTTAGAGCAAGAGGTTCATCAACCTGTGCACCGTCAGGTGCTTGCCAGCAAAAGAACCCAATTCTCTCTAAATCAGGGTCTCCCTGTGAAGCAGCAGTTCCCAACTTATAGAGATCAATAAGAGTTTCACTTGACTGGTCTCCAGCAGTTGTAATACCGATAACCATGCCATCTTTACGCTGAGCAGTTCCAAGAACCGCAGCAGACCACATACCTTGTTTAGCCAAGTGCAGTTCATCAAAGAGACATAAAGACATTGGAATACCTTGAAGAGCAGACTCTTTAGCAGCCTTGACATCGTATCTACCAGAACCATCGGCAGTCAGAATACCTCGTTGCTCAGTAGCCTTTTTGAATCGTTTAGCCAGCCACTCATTCTGCTGAATAGTGAAGAGAACTCTAGAGTAAATAATTCGGGCTTGGTCAGTAGAAGATGCCAGGCTAATTACCTGAGCACCCTGATTATGTAATAACAGACCATAGACACCCAAAATGGCACCTAACAGCGACTTACCATTCTGACGACCCATAGAGACGATAACTTGACGATACCGAAGTTGATTAGGGTATTGATGATGTGTAGGCGGATAGCGTTCAAGCATGTGACGTAAAAGCCACTTCTGCCACTCGTCTAACTCAATGCCCTCTGGTTGCTCTGGAGACTTCCATGCCACCTTGACTAACTCGATTAGTTTGTCTCCATCAGAGATAAAAGAACGTGTCAGCGGTTTGGTATAGATTGCTGGTAATCTAATCCCCCTCTTTAGTCCACTCATCTTTTCAGAATCGCCTCAAGTGGATCATGTTGCACCTGGTCTCCCAAAGACCTCTTCAATTCAAGGTAAGTCTTCCTAAGTTCCGCAGCTGTGCTCGTATTCGCCTTTGCATCAAAGTCGTCAGCTAGTGCCAGACAGATTCTGGCTAAAATCTTTTGGTCCAGTTGTAGTTCTAAACCGCTCAACCATTCTTCTAATGCATCCTTGACCATCTCGGTCCTTTCCCTCGGATAATCTAACCCATTCGGTAAGATTTTGAGAACTTGCGTGGGATGAAACAGCACCC